TTTGCTGTCTCGAATGAAGTTAATACTTCACCAGAGAATACTTTGATTGCTAGGGCAGGGTTAGATGCTGCGGCTGTCGTGCCACGATCATTAGTACCAATACCCTGCGACGGATTAAAATCTGCCATAATATTTTCCTTTTATATTGTTTAATTGTTACCTAAAAACCTTCGTGGTTTCCAGGGGTGCAGTATTTAGGCTACTACGCTGCCTATCAGCACATATAGACTGAGGGTATCCATCCATAACTACCTCGGTAGCTACTTCAGGGCAACAATATATGTCGTACTATGTAGGGTGTAGACCAGATCGTATTGATCGTGATACTACATTTGTGTATGGTGGGGAACCTCAAGGATTTAATTAGAGACAGAGGGAGGGGGAACTCTAACACCTCTTGGCCTCCCCATAAACTAGAAGTTGCTCAGTGCAACTCTCCGTTGAACCTCAGCTCTAAATGCTGGGTCCCTTTGATATTGTGAGTTTGCCATTTCATTCATCATCTCAGCCTTAGACGCGTACCCTCCAGTACGTGTAGTAGACTCGGAGCCTCTGAGTAAATTAGGACCTTTCTCTGCTTTAAATCTAGCAGCAAGTCCTTGTATAGCAAACGCTGATGTAGACTCATTGATGAGGGAGCTATTAAATGCTTCCACCTCACTCTCAGCTAAAGTATCTCTAGCCCAGTCAATCATCTCAGTGTATTCCTGTTCACCACCTACAATCTCATACATATTTTGTATAGTAGATTGTGAGATGGCTTCTTGTCCAGCGATGTAGGCATCAACCATATTAGCGGGGATACCCACATCTGCTAAGGCTTCATAGGTTTCTTCAGATAAAGCACCATTTTCTTGGTACTCACCTTCCAAGGCCGTGTAATCAATACCTGCTTCCGCAGCGATACTCTCCGCCTCTTCCTTGCCTGCCTCGACCTGTGGAACTTCCTCTACTTCTTCCGTAGAGTCTTCCTCAGGACTACCGAGCTTACTTTGTAGATGCTCATACGCCTTCTCAAGTTCTTCAACGGTTTTATACTTCCCCGCTAACATCTTCTCTTGATCAGTTTGTAGCTCACCTTCAGTTTGTGCAGCGTTAGCATCCACCTTATCAATCATTGCTTGATCGTGTTGTGCTTGCTGCTCAGACTCAGTTAGTATTACTTCTTGACTTTGGACTTCTTGGTTGTTTTCTTCGTTTGGCATTTATTACCCTCCACAGGTTTAATTGTTTCTATTTTATTTTCTTGTTTAGTGTACATCTTTCGTAACCTCTCCTGAGGGGTCTCTTTCATGACCTCCTCATACCCTTTTACTAACATATGTCTCCTTAATTTTTCTGAGTGGCGGCACCCATTTGTTGCATCATCTGTTGGGGCATACCACCACCCATCTCTTCACCAGCAGCCTTACCCCCTGACTCAGCCATTGACCCCATACCCTGTTGAGCCATCTGTTGCATCATAGCTTGTTGCTGTTCTGCTTGAATCTGCTCTTGAGATTTAATAATACCTGCTGTCTCAATACCTAGAGATGTACCAATCTGTTCGATTACCGCATCTACATTTGTATATTGAGCAAATATCTCAGGACCTAATAGTTGTTGTAGAGTCTGTGAGAACTGAACTAACTTGTTGTAGTCATGTCCTCTACCTAAAGCTTCTACACCTGTAACAATGATTGGTTCTACAAGACCCTCAGGGAACTTAATCTTAGAGGTAATCATCATCAATTTAATTAATGGTAATTGTAGTTCCTGAGTTAGGATTGAGTAGATACCACCTAAGGCATCCTCAAGTTCACCTGCCATCAATCTAACTTCTTCAGCAGTTACACGCTCAGCATCTCTACGCGCACTCTCATTCAATAAGAAAGCACTAGCGAGTCTACGTTGAATATCATTCATAGTCTGATACGCAATGTTCAGGTCATGTGATTTATCCATCTGTAGCGTTGATACATCCGAAGCACGACCTTTAACAATCGCTCCTGACTCTGCTTTAGCTACTGTAGAAATCTGAGTTGACCCGACTGGATCTACAAAGAATAATACTTTCGCTGCTGCAGCTGATGCCTCAACAATACTCATAGAGAGAGCCTCAAGAGAACGTAAGTCACCAATGTATTGTTCTACAAGCCCACGGCCGTAGTCCTCATTGTGAATTGATGTCCATCTTAACGGCATGTAAGGAATGTTCTTGGTTGTGTATGTGCCACGAGTCCCTGGAACCTCTTGGTCTAGAGCCTCTTGGTATACATCATACTTAGTACCATTCCATTTGATACATGTGAACAGATCAATATCTTTATCTTCTGATCCAGTAGTATCTAATCCCTCAGGTAAGTCATCGTGACTCACCCGCTCTCGCGTCAGTATTTCTTTTAATGTCCCCTCAGGGCTACGCTTTACGACATATGAATTCAAGTTGAATACGCGAGTACCACCGTTTTTATCACGGTAAAGTAAAGCGTTGCCTGTAGCTACTAATAGCTTTAAGGCTTCAAATACTGGGACACGCAGGGCCTCCCTTTCAATCTGTGCTGCTAAGCCACGCTCAAGATCGCCTAAGCGTTCCTGAACCTCAGCCATAGCGCCTTCTTGTTTCTCCTCAAGTTCCATCATGGCCAATTTATCAGGCACAAAACGGAAGAAAGGAGCATTAGGCGGTAGTAGACTAAGCAATAACTTACTTGCTAAGTTGTTAACCGCACGCGCACCCAATGATTGGTATGGCGTAGATAGGGCCACCTCCTCGGTATGTGAGCTTTCAACGAGTAGAGAAGGGATAGTTAACTCAGCACATTGTCGGGCTCTATCAATAACAGTACTTCTGGCACCGTCAAGTTTTGTCCAACGGGTCTTGAGGCTATACTTATCCATTTCCATCTAACTACTCCTAGTATGAACTACCTGTCTGTACTGCTTTCTTAGCTACAGTTTTAGTAAGAGGGATTTGTAACTTTCTCTTACCCTTAGCTAAACCTTTTAACTTCTTACGTGCGTCTGCATCATCACCGCCTGGTTGGAACTCAGCCTGTTGGACTGGTGCCGTAGGTGCAGGTGGTGGTGTAGGTTTTGGCGAACTTGATCCAAATAAATTACCCATTAGTCTTCTCCTTTTTCTAATCGTTTTAAATAGCGTATCAACTCAATGACACCATGTTGTTTACCTTGTTCGTAAGCACTCAATTCTCTAGTCTCTACACGATCTGGGTAATCTTCTTCTAACTGCCTAAGTAAATCTAAGGACTTTAACGGTAAACTTTCCATATCCCCTCCAGAGGTCAGTATTCTAGGGGCGTACTCCTAAATGCAAAAAACCCGCTAGGCCTTACGCTTCGCGGGTTCTGGGTCATTCCTCATGTTCCAATAAATTTGTGTCTTGTTGTATCAATTCAGCATACATTATGAGGATATTATTCTCTACCCCCTCATCAATCCCGACCTTAATCTGCTGTGCTAAACTCCATATTGCCTGTAGCTTAATTTTACAATCCTCATTATCATGCTTCATCCTTATCCTTATCCTTATCC